CATTCATACCCTCGAACTTAGGAGACTCTCCCTCAAAGAATCCTGTTATATCCCTGTCAAGTGTAGGAAAACCTTCAGCCATGTTCAGCCTCCCTTTCGCCATCCACTATAGGACACTATCCCGTCTGTAATATGTTTGCGTATCTTCAGTAGCTGTTCTGCCGTGGGCTCCGCTCCGCAGTTCCGTAGACCTTTTTTGCTACGCCCGTAACGAGAGCATCAAACATATAGTCGTCCATTAAAGTCGTTCCTGTCTCCCTTCCTTCTGTCCTCGAAAAACTAGGTCTCTTGGGACCGCCCGTGTCATTCCGCTCGGCCCAGTTTACGAGCGGAACGACAAACCGATCACGGTACTTGGAGTCTTCTAGTTTCCCTTCCGTCCTGAGTTCCAGACGCTGGGAATCTGTCAGGCTTCTTTGAGGTTGTTTGGTGGCGTGATAACGATTTTTTCCGTAATAGCCATAGCCATGCCAATTTTCCGTGGTTTTAAGTTTAGAAAAATCGACTCCCGACTTTGCCACCCTCTCCAATGTGCGTTCATCAAAACCAACCCGACCGCCCAGGGCCATCCAGTTAGTCAGATCGCTATTGATCATCCTTAGACCATTATCGATGATGGTTCGGTTGTATTCGGGCGATTCGACTATGTTGGCAACCAGTTTCTTATAATCTTCTACGTCATAAACACTAATGCGTTCATCGCCAAATTCGTGTCCCATCTTGCGTGAGAAACCCGCTTCAAATCTATTCGAAGCAAATCTCAACTCCCTGTACGCCTCTGCAATTGCCGGGTCTTTCTTGAGAAACCCCTCCCAGCCCAGTTTAACCATTGCTTTTGTAAGCCGACCAGAGATCCAGCCCGCAGCATCTTCCGATTCCAGCAGGGCATTCCGGAAATTCAAGAGAGCGGCGCGGTAATCCAGTCGCTCATTAACCTCTTTTTGAACCTCTGCCGCACTCTTGCGAAGCTGCCATTTTTTACGCTCGTCCGCTACTTTCGTAGCAGCGTCATTTATCTTTTTTCTAAGCACTTCAGAAGAGTCGCTTACACTTAATCCGGCTGTGAACAGCCCAACTTCCTGATCCTTCCGCTGTTGCACATCCTCCGTGTAATAACCTTCGGAAGAGTCGCTTACACTTAATCCGGCTGTGAACAGCCCAACTTCCTGATCCTTCCGCTGTTGCACATCCTCCGTGTAATAACCTTTCGTGCGCGGTTGGGCAGGGGTCTTGTATAAGTTTGGAAATAGCTCCGTCGCTATCTTTACTTGTTTAATAGGCTTGAAAAAGGCTTTCTCGTCTTCCGGACGAGAAACAGGGTCAAGTGCCACGTTCGGAGCCGCAAGGGGATCCTTTAATATGTCAACGGCTTCTCCCTCAAGTATTCTTTGCTTCGTCCTTGATTTAGTAAGCTCCAAAGGACTAGGTGGCTGATAGGTATCAGGGAAAGCGTTTCCCAGAACAACATCCAGATTTGGGGCTAATATTTTTTTCGCGGCTGTTTTAATCTGGTCTGATTTAATAGTGTGCATAGCTGGAACAATTTCACCATGGCCCTTTAAAACCGATATGGCGATAGAACGCGTCCGATTCCGAAGGAATTTTAATGCCTTCTCGTCCGTAATGGCCCTGTCTTGGCTACGATCACCGGGGTTCGCCCCGGTTATATAATAAGGGGATTTGCCTTTGATAAATTCTCCTTGATTCCAATACAAAACGTTTGGCTTGTTTGTTACGGGCATTCCCCGACCCCCGAGTATACTTTGGTACGCCGCCAACTGGTTCCTGACTCCTTCAACAAGGTTATTGCGAGCTATTTCGGTCTGGTTTGGGGCATCCTTTTTGACTGCGCTAGTGCTAAAGTCAAAATACTGGGTTTCTATAATGTCGTGGTCTTTCTTGGCGGCGTAAGGCCCTTTCTCCGGATTTCCCGCTATGTAGTATTTACCGTCACTACCCCGCATTAATTGAATGTGGCGTCCGTTTTCTTCGACAGCTTTCCTATCTTCATCAACAACGACATATTTTCCGGAAAAAGTAAGCTTACCTGCTGCCGTTTCTTTGGGATCTACAATTTCGAACTTACGCAGCCCATGCCCTATAGTTATGTCTTCTCCAGTATCTGCACGAATTGTGGTTGTCTTTTCACCTACTGTTTTTTGAAGAGCTTGGAAAAGATTTGGACTTAAAACAAGTTCTCCGTCCTCGTCTCTCACCCACTCTCGAACATGACCCAGTTTGGTTATTGTTGGTTTTGTGGTTCCAGCGGCAGGAGCAAAAGGCTCTCCCGTAGCATTAACAAGAACTGCGTTTCGGTTGTTTCCCGTAAGGATAATATCTCCAACTTCCGTTGGCCCAGTATAAGTAAATTTACCGTCTTTATACTGTCCACTAATCGGAAACACAGGACCTACTGGCTTCTTATCAGGACCAAGCTGCTTTGCATAACCACGAGTAAAGTAGTTTTTACCTTTACCGTCAGACAAAGGTTTTCTGAACCCAGTCACCAAAGCTCCGGCAGGAATTACCTTCTTTTCACCTTCCGCATCCTTATAGGTATGTTTACCCACCGTTCGAATAACTTGCTGGTCTCCCTGTTTGCTTCGGTAAACATGCACGTTACCAAGCACTTCTTGGTCCTTGTAATTAAAGAAGACGTTTTTTTCCAGCGACGATGTCCCTTTGTCTGTAGAGGGATCTGGTATCAGCCCTATGGCCGCGTCCGTCAGTCTATCTCGTGCGGAAGCTGCGCCTGTGAAGGCTGCAAGTTTTATTGCGCGATCTTCCTGCGCCTCCGCCGCCTTTGCGGCCTGACGCTGCTGCATGAGACGACCGGCGATGGGGGCTATGTCCCCTGCAAGTGGGCTAAACAAGGTTCGTCCAAGCGTCCCTATGGGAGATTCCCCGCGTTGCGGTTGTGCGCTCATACCGGCAAAGCCACGTTGCGCCATGGCAAGTGCTATCTGAAGCTTTGCCAGATCCTGGGATTCTTTTAGCTGCGCGTCGTAGTCGGTTGTACCAAGAAAGTCTCTGTACGCTTGAGCGTACTCCCTCGTCGTATCATCTATTGGAGGCGGGTCAAATCGACGCGTCCCTTTCAATGTCCTAATAATAGCGGGCAAAGAGCCAATGCCTGAAACTTTAGGTGGTGTTGTAACCATAAAACGCTCCTAGACCATGCCTTGGTCCATGGGGCTTGCATCTTGAACCATGGCTTCCAGCATCATTGGATCGACCGGTGGACCTTCCGCTCCCGCTGGCCTGTCCGTCGGAGCCATGCCGCTCACGGCATTCACCAGAGCGCCGGTTTCAGCGGCCATGCCTTCCGCGACGGCACCCTTGGCGGCGAGATCCGCAATACCGCCTCCCAGTTCTCCGACTTCCGCCAGTTCCTCCTGCATCAACGCCCCAATGCCCTGGTCGATTGCCGCAAGCTGCAAGGTGGGCTGCACCAGAGCCAGAACCGAATCCGGTGTGCGATCCGCGTCCTCCCAGCCGACGATGTCGGCGAGCTTGCCGCGATAGGTGTCGATGTCGGCATCGCCATCCCAGACGGTATTCATTATGTCGCGGAAGTCGGTTGCCCCGTCGAGGTTCTGGATGCTGCGTCCGACTTCCTCGTCAACGGCCTGTCCCACCGCACCGGTAATCTCCTCGGTCGCGAGATCCTGAAAATCGCGCTGGGCGGCTTCCATGGCTCCCGGAGGCACCATTTGCATGGCGGCGGGGTCCATTATTCCGCCACCCATGGGTGCGCCACCCATGGGGCCTGCGGGTGGCGCACCCATCGGCACAGGGGGAGGCATCATCCCCCCGTTTGCCATCCGAAACATCCGTCTGTCATAAATTCCTGGCATGTCTTTTTCCTAGCTGAATAAGCCGCCCGAGCCGCCCAGTTGCTTGGCGGCGGCTGCGGTTCCGAGAAGACCCGTTCCAAAGCTTCCTAGTTGCTGCAGCATCGAGGGCTGCGGAGGTGTCGGCGCGGTCATCGAACCCAGAGATGTCGTTGACGAGGGTGCTCCCTTGTAAATGTCCGACAGGAAAGACACCCGGCTGTAAGGCTCGTACAACTGCCTTTGCAGGTTCCCGCGTTCCGCGTCGAGTAGTGATTGCTCTCTTGCCTGCTGTTGCTGACCAAGTTGCTGCATCACCGCGAGATCCTTGAGGCCCGCTGTCTGGGCAAACTGGCCCGCGCCCAGTTGCTGACCGCCTATCGAAGCCTGCTGCGCCCCTATTCCTGCTTGCTGGCCTGCCAGTCCACCGTAAAGCTGGGCTATGCCGCCATAAAGCTGGGATTGTCTCTGCTGCCTTAATTGCTGACTTTCATGTGCCGCCTGTGCCGCCTGCAGGGCTTGGCCGTAATTCTGCTGGTTAAGCTGCGCAAGGGCGCGGGCACGTGCATCCTGCAGGTTGCGATCCAGTTCCGCGCCCTGAATGCCAAAACGGCTCCCGCCATAAGCTCCTGCGCCAACGCCTTGGGCACCCAGTTGATTTCGTGCAATGTCGCCCTGACGATTGAGTTCCGCCATCGTCGTGTCGATGACATCCTGCTGGTAGGGGTTCATGTAGGCAGACAGGTCGGACGGCGCGAAAAGACCCGCCGTTCCGGGGATCGTTGCCTGCGCCGCCTGAATGGCCGAAGGAGCCTGCCCCAGAGTTCCAAGTCCAGTGCCAAGCGTTCCGAGTCCGGTGCCAAGAGTGGCCGCGCCCGTCGTCAGGTAAGGTTGATAGCCGCCAATACCGCCTTCGGCCTGCGCCCTGTCAAACACCGTCTGCTGCAGGGGCTGGAACGCCGCCACCTGTTGTGTGGGAAGCTGTATCGGGACTTCGGAAAGTGCTTTCCCCGATTCTATGAGACCCAGCTTTAGCGCCTCTATTTCGGGCGCTTCCCTGACGATTTGTTCTGAGTAGCTTGTCTCAGCCATAACTACGACCTCATTTCGAAGTTACGCATCATGTTGTAGAGGTTGTTGGCCCCTGCGTAACGGTTTCCCCTTCCACTGGGGTCGGCACCCCGCACCGCTTTTGCATTCATCACGAACTCGCCGTCCGATAGCATGGCGGGTATGTCGTCGGAACGCTCCGTCCCCGGCCCCTCGACCAGAAGGTCGCGGCGCGGGTACTCGGCCAGACCGCCCGCCTGCCCATACAAACTGGGAGGCGCGGGAGGCGTGAAGTGATAAGGATCAAGCGCCTCGTCCGGCAGCATGTATCGTGCGCGATCTCGTGCAAAACGAGCAGCCCCTGTATTCTCTCTGAATTCTCTTTCCGCCTTTCTCTTCTTTTCCTCCTGTTCCCTGTCAAGATCTTCTTGACTTGGTTGGCGTGCTTCGTTGATGGCATAAGCAGCCAAGGCGGTTGGACCGTATTTTTGAAGAGGGCCTATTTCGGTAGCTGTCCCGGCATCTTTTCCCGCTTGCATAGCTGCTTGGATCGTCTTTGGATCCCTTGCGTTGGCTCCTAATAATTGCGCTCGATTTATATGAGCTTGTGAAGCTCTCAACTCGGCATATTTAATAGCGTCTGGTCCGGTAAGGACTCTACCATCGTCAAGTCGAACGATGTTATCAGGACCGAAGGGGGTATATTCCAAAGCTCGATCATACCAATTCTGTGGCTCTGCACTTCCTTTTAAAGCCGCCAATCGCTCACTAAGTTTCGATGCTGGTGGAGCACGTTTGAGTGTTCCAAAGGAGCCTTGTGTAAAATCCGCGTCTACCGGCGCAGTCATGGGAACGCCTTGTGGATTCAAGGGAACGCCTTGCGTATAAGTGGGACCCCACTCAGCTTGTGGTTCAAAAAAGGAACCTGGACCTCCCCCTACCTGCTGTGTTCCAGATGTTAAAGCCGGTTCGTAATCGACAGTTAGAGGTACTGGCGTTTCTGCCGAAGGCATTACGCTGAGTTCCGGGGGGGGTTTGACTGAAAATTTGTCCGCTCCCACTAGGTCTTGGGGACCTGGACCCTCAAAGCCGATATTCCATTGAGTGGCTCCTCCGGTTGTCGGGCTGACGCCAAAGGCTTGTCCAACACCGCCCATGAAAGTGCCGCTCTTGGATGCCGCTCCCGCAAGCCCTCTTCCCAGAGCCATGGTGCCAGCACTTATGGCACCTGCCTTGAGAGCGTCCTTCATGGACCCTCCGCCTAGAAGAGTACCTATCCCACCTCCCAGAAAAGCGGCTCCGGCGGAACCGGCTCCAAACATGCTTCCTGCCGCTGCGCCGGGAACACCAAAATATGTCAGGACGAGAGGCACAACATAAGGTGCGGCCTTCTTTACCCCTTTCCACACGCTGCTGGCAGCTTTCTTGACACTGCGCCAGACTTTCGAAAAGAAGAATTCCGGCATCCCGGTCACCGGATTGATGCTGTTGAGTTCGTTCCCTACCACAAACTCTTCGGGATCCAGTCCCATCTCCCGCATCTGATTGAACAGCATGTCTTTGACCTTGGGATTGGCATTCAAAACCTCCAAGGGAACGACGGTCTCTCCTTCCGCCGCATGGACAAAGTAGATGTCGCCGTGGCGTCCGTACTCGGCCAGTTTCTTGGCCTGCTCGTGCATGGAGCCAATGCCAATTGGCGCAAGGTCATGATCCTCCGAAGCTTCCAGAAAGGACATAATGCCGTTGGTAAGGGGGGTATGAGACTGCTGTAACATTATGAGATCTCCAACACGCTTGCAAAAGCGTAGATCTTCGAAGCCGTGTCACAATTTAATATGAGCGTATCGCTGGCTTCCAGTACGAAAGGCCCAGCGAGGGACGTGTCTGCGAGAGTTCCAATGCTGTCTTTTCCCAGCGTAACCGTAACGGATGCGGAACTGTCGGTTATCTTAGGGTACACCACTATCGTACCGGAGTGACTATTATACAAATTGAGGTTTTTTACAACGGCTTCCGTGGCCGTTGGACAGGTGTAGATGGTCACGTCACCCGTCGCGCCCACCAGAGCGGCTATGTTTTTGTATGCAGAAGCCATTATTCCATGAACCAGCTAACGCCGTTGGTGTCGTCCTTGCCACTGACTATGTCCGGGAAGTCCATCTTCGTCAGCGCCATTTCAAGATCCCGGAGAATGCGAACGAAGGTATCCGCATCATATTCGTCGGGAGCCATGGGCATACTGTGATCCAGCATTTTTGCCATCAGCGTCTCCCGTCAGGCCGTATTTCAAGCCTGAGATCTCCCAGCGTCCACGCAAGGTCCGTCTTGGAACTCTCGATCCGCAAGGAAGCCTGCCGCGCCCGCGCCCGCAAAAAAGACTGTTGCGTGGTGCTTGTGACGGTGTTCGTGGAGTTCGTCGCAAGGGAATCTCCCGGAAAATTACGTGTCTTGACGATGTAGTCCACTTCCCCCGAGGAATCCCCGCTGGTATCGGTAATGTCTATGTCCGGGATCAGGCGGCTCATAAACATGAAGTGGTCGCCATCGGGAGCCAGATCGAAGTCAGCAGACTCGATGAAGGCCGTCATGGCCGAGCCGTCGTTGTTCTGCCCGAGTTCGTGGATATAGATGTAGTTCACGCTACTGACGGCCCCGGAGCCACGCGGATTGTCATGGATGCCGTAATCCACCCATGCCGTTCTGGAGAGTGATCCCAGATCCCAGGTGTTTTCCGTGAAGTTGAACTTGACGTAGCGGTCGATCTCCAGACTATCGGAAGTGGGATAGAACCAGAAGACCTCGTCAAACATCTTGTTGGACGCCGCGAAGCACTTGAAGCTCTGGTCGAGATTGATGTCGTCAAACACGTAGCGCAGAAGGGTACAGGGAATTACCTGTACACGGCCCGTGTAGACGTAGAAGTTCTCGCGGTCCATCCAGAAAACCTTGTCGCCTACGGTGGTGACGGCGTTGGGACCGAGGATCGAGACGTTGTTCGCCAGCATTGACATACCAAACGTGAAGGGAGGTCCGGTAAAACGCATGGCGTGAAGGGAGGTGTCGGTCCAGATGAGCATCTCCTGACGCGTCTTCTGGGCCGATATGATCTCGGAACCGGACGAAATCCGCTGGGAACCCGCCGTATTGGTCGCGGTCGGGGTCCAGTCTACAGGGTCTTCCTGATCGGACCAGCGCACCATGAGCAGATCCTGATCGGTCTCGTTGATCGGGTTGCATCCAAAACAGACGACGTGGCGATCCGCGCCGGATACCATGATCCTTCGCGTTATCGTCGGCGCATCCGAAGCGCCGGTCTGCGAGGCAAAGGTGGTGGCCCGTGCTCCAAGGCCCAGGGTCTTGTCCCAGTAATACGGAGCACCGTCATAGACGTTGAAGATGAGATCCTCGCCCCAGTTGTCCTGTGTGTACAACCGGATGTTGGAACCCGTCTCGGCGGCGGTGGTGGAAGCTTCCCCCCATCCGACGAAGGCGTTCGCTTCCTTGACTGCCAAGCCATCTGCATGGGCTGCGGCGGTCGTTCCCCGCACCCCGCGAACAACGCCCGCGTTGATCAGGTTGGTGGACTTCCCCGTATACTGGATAAGCTCGTCTTCGATCAGCATCAACCCGACGAAGGTGATGGCCGCTCCGCTTGATGAACTGGCGGCGGTCGTTCCGTCATCGCCACGGGTGAGTTCGCCAAAGACGTTGGACGCATTCGTGCCGTAGCGGATTTTCTCGCTGCCAATCAGGATCGTTCCCTTGCTGGGGAAAGTGCTGGAATTGGCGGCTGCTATGGAGGAACTGGAAGCCGTGAGATTGGCTCCGGTGGTTGTCGAGGCCGTCTCGAAATCGGATGCGCTCGTCAACGTGAACGAGGTATCCGAGTCGCTGATCCCGCCACTGTCATTGAGCGTCGTCTGGGAATAGGTAGACGTAAGACCGCCCCAGGTCCCCGCACCAAAGCCCGTTCCGGTCACGACCGTGTTCAATCCCGTGTTGATCTGGTATTCCGCCACGACCGCCGAACCACCGCCCGCCGTATCCCCGGAAGACGCCGAGCCTTCCGTCGTCACGGTATAACTGTTGGAATCGATAAGCGTAAGTTGATGTTCAGTATTGATCTGTGCGGCGGTGATACCGTCCGTGGTCGTAGCGCCGGAAAATGTAACAAAGTCGTTGTCCACCGCACCGTGGGCAGGTGCCGTCACGGTCAATATGCCGCTGGAAGCGGACCCGGTCTTGAGAGGATTGGCCCCGAGGGTGGTGGTAGCTCGGATCGGCGTTACGTCGTTATAACCGCCGCCCTCCTCGATATAGAACTTGGCTTCCGTACCGAGGCCCATGTACTTGGAACCGTCAAGCGCGGCCCATACGTGAAGGGACCTTCCGGTCCCCTCTATGGTGTTGCTGCTCAACCGTTCCCAGCCGCCCATCTTCTCGGGACGCCCCTTTCGGAAACGGATCAGGTCGGAATTATACCAGCCATTCTCATCACCATAGGAGGTCGTCTCGCGGTTGACACCGGGACGGAAGGTGATCTTGGAGAGAGGCATCTACGTCCCCAACTCAGGCCAATCATAAAGAATGCCGGATTTTATTATCTCGCCATCGCTGTCCTCCGTATACACCACGAACAAAGCCTCGATAGCGGCGGTATTTGCTGCACCGTCGATGGCCGACTTCATCGCATCGCCTTTAGTGCGAAGGGCATCGCGCCACGTTTGGATATTCGAGGGGATTGCCGTTCCCTTGTCGGCCTTACGAATAATATACCAGTCAGTCTGACCGAGTAGCGAACCCTGCTGGCCGTTCACAGTTTGCTTCAAAGTTGATTTAACGCCAAGGACCAAGTTGTCTCCCGAACCGCTGTCGGCCAAAGCCTTGGCTGTCTTGTTGATGGTGCCATCTGCATTATGTGACCATGTGTACAGACGAGAATCCGGGGGGCTTTCCTGCACAATTTCAGTGATGCCAGCGGCAGTCTTTTCCTCTGCTGACCAAATTTGCCAATTTGGTGGATGCTGGACACCATTCTCGTCCTTCCACCCCTTACCTGCGCGAAGCGTCTGGCCCGTCGCCGCGTGTCTAAGTATCGTTGCCATTTATCTCACCTCGCATTTGCGGTTTTAAAAGGTGTATCGGCCCATGCTGCAAAGACATAAGTACTGCCATCAGCATTTGTTTCCGTATCATTACCCCTTATTTTGAAGCCATTAGAAAGAAAATCAATGTATGTCCAAGCTGCTGTCCATTCTGCTCCATCCCCAGCATTAGTAGCATCAGCTTCAATAACATGATTATTTACATTATATGTACTTCTTGCATTATCCCACATAGGCCACCCACCCCCCGCAGCGGGATATTCTGGAGAAGCCCTTTTCACTATTAACGCTGAAGGTTTGAATCCTAGCGAGACAAACGGACCATCTGTAGAACCATTGCCAACATAAGATCCAAATTTACTGAATCCCTCTACACCAGCGAAAAG